CCCCCCCCCCGGGGGGGGCTCTCTATTATGAAAACTACTTCATACCGAAACGTCTGCGCTTTCGAATATCCCAGCGATCCAACATCATACGAGTCGAAGCTTCGAACTCGTGATAAGTGTTGGTGTAAACGCTGTATGACTCGCCGTGGCGAGTCTTTGGACAGTTCTCCTCTTGTTCTTAACTGTCCTGACTGACACCTGGCCTTGACAGGTGTCTAAATATCGTCTATTCTAAAATCATGAAAAAAAGATCCAAGATGAATCGCGGCAAGTCTCGCCGGTCTTTCCGGCGATCTGCGTCCGGCACCCATCCTCGCAACTTGGCCAGCAAGCCCCTGCGCGGTGGGATCCGTCTCTAAAAAAAGCTGGTGCCTTGCTACCATCCTATTACGGCCTATAAGGGGCCTGTCATTACTCCTGGGAAAGTTAATGTGGTTTTTAACCACACCCAATCAGCCGAAGGCGAAAGCTTTTCAATACCTTGTGGTCAATGTGTCGGATGTCGGCTTGAGCGTTCACGTCAATGGGCGATGCGTTGCCTTCATGAGGCCTCGCTGTACGAGGAAAATTGCTTCCTAACTCTCACTTACGACAGCTTAAATATACCTTTGACTGGTCGGGTCGTGAGTCTCGGCCCCAAGGCTCGGGCTCAAAACACTTTAATCCTATCGCACTATCAAGACTTCATGAAGCGTCTGCGAAAAAAATTCGGTGCCGGGATCCGCTTTTATCATTGCGGGGAATACGGCGGAAAATACGGTCGCGCTCATTATCATGCGGTGATCTTCAATCACGATTTTGCAGACAAGGTGTATTACAAGACTACCGAACAAGGGCACAGACTTTACACGTCAGAATCATTAACGGAATTGTGGCCCTTTGGTTTTTCTCTAATCGGAGATGTTACCTTTGAGTCTGCCGCGTATGTGGCTCGTTATATCATGAAAAAGATCACCGGTTCACAAGCCCCGGATCATTATCGTGGTCGAAAACCTGAATATACAACCATGTCTCGTCGTCCTGGTCTTGGTAAAGGTTGGTACGAAAAATATAAAACTGAGGTTTATCCCTTTGACGAAATCATCATTAATATGAAGCCCGTACGTCCCCCTCGTTTCTACGATAATTTGCTTGACAAAGAAGATCCAGACTTACTACAAGAATTGAAAGAACGTCGAAAACAGAAAGCTGTGAAATATAATCCGAAAGCCCACCCGGGAAAACGCGTTACCAAGCATCATCTGACCATGAAGGAGCAATGTAAAATTGCTTCAATCTCGTCGCTCAAGCGACACACGGAGTTATAAAAAATGAAAATGAATGTCTATAGCATTCTCGACTCGAAGTCCGGCGTTTACGCTAAGCCGTTCTTCATGCTCAATACTTCAATGGCTGTTCGCGCCTTTGGGGATCTCTGCAACGACAAGCAAACTACTCTTTCGGCTCATCCTGAGGATTACACCCTCTATCATATTGGTGAGTATGACGATGGCGTAGCTTCTCTCAAGTCAATTGTCCCGCAGCCGATCGCCAATGCGGCTTCTCTTATCCGCTATAACAACCAACCCGAACTTCCGAAGAAACTTATCGATGGTTTGAAAAAGGCTATCGACGAATCGCCCAAAAGGAGCGATGGAAAGCCTGACCAACGTCGGCTTCCTAAAATCGACAAAGTACAAGAGGCTCTTTCATGAAAACCGTAATGAACAACCGTTTCGCTCAGGTTCCGTCTGCTAATATTCAGCGGTCAACTTTTGACCGATCACACGGAACAAAAACTACTTTCGATGGGGGCTATTTGGTCCCCGTCTATCTTGATGAGGCTCTCCCGGGCGATACGTTCAATATGCGTATGTCGGCTTTTGCCCGACTCGCTACGCCCCTCAAGCCGATCATGGACAACATGCATCTTGAGACTTTTTTCTTTGCCGTTCCTTATCGTCTCCTTTGGGAGAGCTGGGAAAAATTCAACGGCGCTCAAGACAATCCTGCCGATCCGGTTTCTTTCACTGTCCCGCAAATGGTTGCGCCTAACTTCGGTGCTGGCGGGATCGCGGCGGGTTCGCTGTCCGATTACATGCAACTCCCGACCGGCCCACTTAATGCGGCCAATACCGGGGTTGTCTTTAACTCCTTACATCATCGCGCCTATAATCTAATTTGGAATCAATGGTTTCGCGATGAAAACCTCCAAGATTCGGTTGTTGTTGATGTCGATAACGGCCCTGATACTTATACTGATTACGTTCTTCTTAAGCGCGGGAAGCGTCATGATTATTTTACTTCCTGCCTCCCTTGGCCGTTGAAAGGCGGAAATCCCGTCGAAATTAGTCTTGGCGGGCAAGTCGATATTGAGTATCATCCTTTTGGCGATTGCGGATCCGCACCTTCGGTTCTCCGTCATGCGGCGGACGATACCCTCAACGTCCTTTCGGGCGCTATCGGCGGCGATGCCGTAACCGCCTATATCGAGGACGCTACCGCGACTGATTCTTTCATCGATCCGAATGGTCGTCTTTATGCCGACCTTTCGTCTGCTACTCCTATCACCATTAACGAGCTTCGCGAGGCTGTCCAGCTTCAAAAAATGTACGAGCGCGACGCCCGTGGCGGCACTCGTTATACTGAACTTATCAAAAGCCACTTCAAGGTAACCTCGCCGGACGCACGTCTACAGCGCCCGGAGTATCTCGGTGGCGGTTCAAGTCCGATCAATATCAGCCCTGTTGCTCAGCAGAGTGCTTCCCCGGTTCCACCGACTCTAGTCAATGCCCATGGAAATCTTGCGGGTTTCGGGACCTGTTCTTTTGTTGGTCATGGTTTCTCGAAGTCCTTTACGGAACACTGTATTCTGATCGGCCTCGTCAATGTGCGTGCTGACCTTACCTACCAGGAAGGGATGCACAAAATGTACAGCCGCCGGACTCGGTTTGATTACTATTGGCCCGCGCTGGCTCATCTTGGCGAGCAAGCCGTTCTCAACAAGGAAATTTATTGCCAGGGCGAAGGCGTAGCGGCTGACGAGCTCGTATTTGGGTATCAAGAGAGAAACGCCGAATATCGCTATAAGCCCAGTACTATTACGGGCCAGTTCCGATCTAATCATGCGACTCCGCTCGACATGTATCATCTCAGTCAAGAAATGGGCGGGCTTCCTGCTCTCGATTCCACGTTTATTCAGGAGACGCCGCCTATTGACCGGTGTATCGCTGTCCCGGCTGAACCGCATTTCATGTTCGATGCGTACTTCTCGCTAAAGTGTGCGCGTCCTATGCCGATTTATGGTGTCCCTGGCCAAATGGACAGGTTTTAAATGGACCCATTTTCTGCTTACGCATCCTATCGCGGTCAACAGCAGACTAACAAGCTGAACCGCGAAATGGCTCAAGACCAAATGCGCTTCCAGGAGCGCATGTCCTCTACTGCTCACCAACGTGAGGTCGCGGATCTCCGCGCTGCCGGCTTAAATCCAATTCTATCTGCCGGCGGCAGTGGGTCCAGCTCACCCGGTGGCGCCCATATCCCTGCGGTTAATCCTGTTCCGGCGGGGATGGATCTTGTCAACTCAGCCTTATCAGCTAATCTCATTCGCCTGCAGGCGAAGAAAGCAAAACAGGAAAATGTGATTCTTTCTGCCGAGGCTACGAGTGCGAAAGCTATGGAAGCCTTTATTAAGAAAAACCCGGAAGGGTGGGCTTCCGGTAAATCTATTCGTGATCTCGGCATAACTGGGCGCGCTCTTTACGAAACGGATAAGGCCGCAAGAAAAGTAAAAAAGCGTCTTGGTCCCCAGGAAAAAACGACGTATTATCCTACGTTCAAAAAAACAATCAAGAGGGAAAATTAACATGTCCATGAATCTCGATCCTAAAAAAATTAAAAATGGCCGCGTGCGGCCGGTTCTCATCTGCGGGAAATCCCGCACAAAACAGTCCTTCAAGGACCAAACCGACATTAATAAGATCGTCGCCCGGTTCGAGCGAACCGGCTTAATCGATCATGTCAATAAAAATGCCGGGATTTATGCGGACGTTTCCAATCTCCGCGACTATCCCTCTGCGCTTCGACTCATCAATAAGGGCAAGGCCCTCATGGAAGCGCTCCCTGCTTCCCTTCGACAACGGTTCGAAAACAATCCTGCTAATCTGATCTCCTTCTTGGACGATCCTAAAAATAATGACGAGGCCGTTAAACTTGGCCTTCGTCCAAAACCCCCGAAGGATGCCGTTCCGAAGGAACCGGCTCCTTCTCCTGTGCCCTCTGTGGCCCCCAAAACTCTAGAAACGCCCCCGGCTACCCCGTGAGCGCTGAACTCATAACAATGATCCTTCTTTCGGTCATATCCCTGTTCAGTCTGAAAAAGGGTAAACAACCGGAAGCTATGATCTGCGTTCCTGTCTCTATCTCTGCGAACGGAACTAAAAAAACTCTAGAGTGTAAACTTCCCCTCGAGGCCGCGTCCGGCCTCGAGGACGACGCCCAAAGCGTCGATAAAATCCCTCTGCCGGAATCGTCCGAGCTATAGAATCGGAGTCCGGCAAATCCAGCCCCCCCCCCGGGGGGGGCTCTCTATTATGAAAACTACTTCATACCGAAACGTCTGCGCTTTCGAATATCCCAGCGATCCAACATCATACGAGTCGAAG